CAGCAAACACTTGATATTTGGTGTTATTGCTTTCAGGTGCAAATGAGCCATTACTATTGTTTGTTTGAACAAGTGTCATAGCTTTTGCATTGAGGTCTTCACCTCTACTTATATGTGAAGTTGTACCATCATTTAATGCAAGTCTTTTAAAACCCATATTAACTCCTATTTAATTATGAAATTTGTGTACCAAAAGCATTGAATGTGACATTAGCATCAGAAGCACCAACAGATATTTCAGCACCTGCTTCTAGTGTTATTCCTAATGTTAATGTAACAGTATCGTTAGCTGCAATAGATGTATCGTAAGCAAGATAGTCTGTATTTGCTACTGCACTGTCATCAGTTTTAGTTGCAATACGGAATGTATTTGCTGCGTTTTCTCTATTACACACGACAATGCTGGAGACAATAGTTTCAACACCAGTTTGTCTGTACAATTCTACATCATTAGCTGATGCGTCTGCTACTTGTCCTAGTATTTTATATACGTTTGCCATAGTTCTCCTATATTATCATATATTTTCTTATGCACCTAATAATAACATTTCATCCACATCTAGGTACTGTAATGCGAAACCTGTATCAGACCACAACATTAATTGTAAATCTACATTTATTGCTGCACCTGCATCAGGTAGTAAATCTATATCTTCGTCTATAGGTAAGTTACCAATAGTATCTATACCTAAACTACCACCTTCTTTCATCATAATTAATATACTCATTATGCTCCCATTAATAAGAAACTGTGAATATCTCCACCACCACCTGATGAATATAAGTTTATAGCACCTTTTCCACCCATACCGCTATGGTTAGAACAGTAATAGTAAAGTGTTGATGTAGCTCCTGCTATACCTAAAGTTTCAGGTGTAATTTCTATTGTTGTAGAAGCACCTGCACTACCTGGTGTACCTGCAGTTGTAACGTTAGTTGTAAATTCTGAACCACTGTTATGCGAACCGTCTTGTGTTAATGAAAATTTTAAGTTATGTCCTGATAATGAACTGTCAGATGTATCAAACTTATATTTAAAACCTATCTTAAAAATAAAATTAGTTGACCTAGTTCCTGCTCCTGTATCTGTTCCTGATAAAAAGTAAAATACATTTTGCGAACCTGAACCATCATCAGCTACTTTAACTGTTATAGGTACAGTAAGTGTTACTGCACCTGCTGATATATTATCTATTTGTGTTTGTATATCAGAAGATACACCATCTAATCTTTGAAATTCAGCATTACTAACAGAGCCATCTCCAATATTAGAAGCATCACTTAAAGATGTTTCAGCAGCAGTAATTCTATCATTTTGGTCTTTTATATGGTCTGCTAATACAGCCATACGAACAGTTGTTCCAATTTGATGGTCAGGTGGAGAAGATGCACTATATCTACCTTCTACATCTCTGTCCATTTTAGTAATGCCTGTACCAGAAGAAGCTTTAATTAATACAACTTCTCTGTTTGATGCTTGGTCAGGGTCTATTACTAAAAAATAATGTGTACTGCTATTACCTTCAGTAGCAGATATAGTTGTTGTACCATCAGTTGTAGGTGCCGCTGTTAATGTTGTTGTTTCACTACCACTAGCTAATAATGCAGCTAATGTACTTTCATAAAAGTTAACTATTTTTGTTTGTCTATTTGCCATTATGCTCCGTATCTCATTATACCAAATGCTGCAATACCTGGTACATGTATAGACGTTACATCAGTAAGTGTACTCTGTCTAGTACCACGCACAGTTATTATAGCAAAAGTCGTATCACTTCCTATATTATTATTAGAAATAACAGGATAAGTTATTTGTTCAATAACACCACGTATAATTTCTTTAGGTTGAAATAACTCTAATGTAACAGAATCGCCTTCTTTATCACGTAATGCAGAATATAATGCATCTCCTAAACCATTAACTGTTATAGGAGTTCTACCAGGTCTTTCTACTCTATCACTTATATTTACAGGTATTTGTGCAACTACAAGTTCAGGTCTAGCTAATGCACGAAACTGTACTGATTTTACTTTAGGTGTATTAACACCATCACTTGATTTTAAAATAATTTTGCCAATTATATATCTAGATACTTCTGCTATTTGTTTTTCAACATCACCAGTACCAGATGTTTGTGTAATTGCAGTAGTAAATGTAGCTGTTTCAGGATTATCTAAATCTTCAAACTTTGTTGTATATTTTAAATCTACAGAAGTATTAGAAGATAAATCAATTGTTGACATTTCTGCACCTACAAACTGTTTAGATTCAGCAGTAAAAAAATCTGCAGCAGATAATATTAAATAACCTTCTGATTCATATGTAGATGTTTCTATATATACATCAGAACCTGCTACACATATAACAAATTTACCATTATTTTGTACAATTCCAGTTACAAAACCATTACCTACTGTTTGTAAATCTCTAGCTATACCACCAGTTGGTAAATAATATCGCCACAAATTTACTTTATTAGTATCTTCTTTTACTCCAATATATACGCTATCTCTAGATACAAACATTGCTTTAGGTGTAGTATCTACAGCTGTTACCCATTCTTTTATTAATTGTCTATTAGCTAATACATAAAGATTATCTGCAGTAACTAACTCTAATCTATATAAACGTCCTACATTTCTAGATATTTCTTTAGTACCTATAAATATTATTCCTTCTGCAGCAGCTATTGAATGTACTTCTTCAAAAGGTATTTTTGTTTGTCCTTGATTAACAAATACAGTAGAACTTAATTTAAAAGAATATACAGTACCATCTGTGCTTGAAGCTAATACTGCAGCACCACCATCAACAATACCTGTAAAACTATGTGTAGGTTCTACTTCTACTATGCTATCTCCATCAGCTAACCAACCTGTATTCCATGCATCAAATGGACTTTTTTCCCAAATGTATTCAGCTGTACCATCATTACCTGTAATCCATAGTCTATTTTTTACATACCATACACCTGTTAATCCACCAGAACTAGATTGTGCAGTAGTTAATGTACTATACGAATTACCATCATATTTAATTAATTGTGAATTAGATGTACCATTTGCAGTAGTAGCATAAAATCCATTACCAAATGCAGCTATACCTGTAAAGTTATATGTAGCACCAGATGTACCAGCAGCTATAGTTGACCAACTTGTACCATCATATTTGTGTATATTTGTAGTATCAGTTACGTAAATATGTCCATTAGTAGTTTGTGTTATAAAATTATTAGTACTGCTAAAAGATTTATTTTGTACAAGTGTTGTATAAAGTAAATGCAAATTATAAGAAGTTTCATCATCACCATGAAATACATCTACACCTTTACTATCCCAAAATCTATTTACATCATCAGGTTTTCCATCAGCTCTATGTGCTGTATCTAATCCTTGCCCTGCACTAAAATTATTTCTTGAATATATACGACCTAAGTTAGATGTAAAGTCTTCAGGGTTTTGTTTAACATTAACAGCTTGACCTGCTTGTACATCAGAAGATTGTATAGTCATTTGTCTATCAGGTGATACAGCTGTACGTAATAATAAATTATCTACTTTTAAATCATATCCATATCTTTTAGGATTACGTATTGTTGTAGTATCTGCAACTCTAGGCATCTTTAACTACTTTCAAAGGATGTCCTTTATGTACAGGTGCATCTAATTTTGTTCCCATATTTTTACGATTTCTATCCTGCCATACAGGCATAATATGAGCTATGCTTTTGGGTTTACTGTAAGGACCTGGCATTATGTTGGATAAAGTATGCTGTTAAGTTGTACTGGTTCTGGGTATTTAGACCTTAAATTACTTCTAGCTTGTTGTATTAATAACTGTTGATATCTTAATAAACTGTTTCCTATATTGCTTGAACTTCCTACAGGATTTGTAGATGCTTCTAATTGTTCTGTTATGTATGAAGTGTTAAGTTTAGATATGTCTTTACCTGCAACTAACTGTGCAGCTACACCAGTCATAACAATTGGTTCATATTCTTCTTCTAATCCTATTGAAGCTAATGTATTGGCTTCTGCAGTAGGAGCTATAAATTTCTTTTTAAAAGTTACAAAAACAGTATGGCCTGCTGATATACCTACAAATTGTACAGCGTGTACTACATCAGGTCCTGTCGTATATGTTTTAGTTCTTTCTGTTGAGGTGTCATCTGTATAAACAAATGGATTTGGTAAATCAATCATTTCTATAGCTACACCATTATATTTTAATCCTGTTTGGTCAGAACCTGTTTGCCAATCTGTATATTGTGATATAGCTTTTAATGGTGCTACTAAATAATTATTAGTATCTACATTACTACCATGTGTTCCTAGTAATTTATAACCAGTACCAGCAGTAAGTTCTATAGTTTCTACAGCAAATAATGTAGGATATAAGTTTTTAATTTGGTCAGTTACAGCTTCATATACATTTTTACGAGGAAATGCAGGAGCTATTTTAATCATTTCTCCTGCACTATGTGCAGCTGCAGTAGTACCACGTTGTCCACGTTTTACTGTAATACTATTTTGTACTGTATTAACAGCAGTTGTGTACATTAATTCCTGGCCTATTTCAACAATAGCTCCAGCTTCTAATGCATCTTCTTCTTCTACAGAAAATAAATTATCATCATAAGCTATAGTTGTTACAGAATCATTAATACCACCAGTAATATAAGAATAAGATTCTACTTTATCTACAGGTTCAAGGTATTCTCTATATACCCTATCGACTAGGTCGCCTACTGTGCTACTCACAAGGCCCCCTAACTTTGTTTAAATATTAAATTTATTGTTCTATCGGCTGCTTCAGAACTAGCAGATGTAACTCTTAAAAATCCAGGAGAAGCAAAAGCCCAACCACTAGGGTCAACTCTTACTACATTTCCTGCTGAAACTGAGTATGATACTTCTGTTCCATCAGTTTCTACTACATCATAAAAAGTTGTACCATCAAATGAAAAATCAAATGTTATTGTAGCCCCAGTCATTGCTGCTGGAAATACAATACCAGATAGTAATAAACCATCACATTGTGCTGCAGATGATGTAGTTGCGTTATCTGAAATGTCGATTAAAACTTCTTTTTGTAATTGCATATCTTCCTTACTATAACAGAAGAAAAGGGTGAGAGGTGGATTCCCACCCTAATCTTCAAATTTATTAAGCTACTTTATCTATCTTTAAATGGTATGACGGTGGACCGAAGTCGTAAGCCATTTCCATATAAATACCTTTAGCAACTTTAGCATCAGCATTTTGGTCAATATCTCTTACGAATACTGTTCCGTATCCAGGGATATTTGTAAAGACTGGCTGTATAAAAGCAAAGTCTAAAATAAATGCTTCATTAGCAGGCATGATATTAGGGTCAATAACCATCATTCCAATCTGTCCGAATGGAGTAACAATTACATCAATATCAATACCAGCAAGGTTTCTATCTCTAGGTAAGATAGCACCTGTAATTCCAACAGAACCAGCTAGTAATTCTTTGTTTAAATCCAAAAGTTGTTTTGGAGTTACGCAAAGTACAGGCTGTATCATTGGAGCATGTGCATCATACAATCTCTTAAGAGAGTTAGCGATAGCATCCCAAGATAATACTTGAGCATCACCTGTAGCACCGTTACCAGTTGTACCGTTCCAGTATACGTTTCCGCCTACAAATGTAGGTGCAACTGAGTTGTTTGCATTTGCATTAAGAGCAACGTACTCAGAAAGACCACGCATTTCTCTAGTACCTGAACCAGGTGTAGCGTGAGCTCCATCTGCATAAGTACCATTGAATGCGAACCATTCTACTTCTCTAGCTACTTTTTCAAGAGCTAAAGACATTTGCTCTGCAAACTCATCAACAATTGGATTAGAACCAGCTAATCCTAATAGTGCTGCGGCACTTGTTGTACCATCACCATCAGATGAAACTACAGGATTAATTCCTCCTCCAGCTGCATTAATGTTAAATGAGTTTTGATGTTGATATGTTGCCATAGCTGTGTAAGTCATCTTGACACCTTTATGAAATATCTGTGTCACACCTGTGTACGCAACTCTATCTCTTCCAAGATATTCAGTTGGTGCAGCACCTTCTTGACCTTTAGTAGGTTCAGAAGATACAGTGTGCCCGTCAGCAGCTTGGATTTGCCAGAAGGTAGATTGTAAAACCTTACCTCCGTTCAAGCCACCTGTTGCAGATAAGAAAGGAGTTCTTTGACCACCTACACGGAATAGCTCTCCCGAAAAGTTATTAATCTTTTGGGAGAAAAGTGTGTCACCAGTCAGCGTTATTGCTGCCATGATTTACCTCCGTATATGTCGTATTAAATTCTTTTACTTATTTTTGTTTTTCGTTGTCCATGATGGTTAATTTAGCTTTAAGAGAATCTTTTACTGAAGCCCCTTTTAAAGCAGCAACTAATTCCTCATTGGCACTTAAAGGTACGTCTGAACTAGAATTTGCATCAAGTGCAGCTACTCTAGCACGTGCATCGTCCTGAACTATTGGTTCAGCTAGAGGTTGTGTTAATTCCTCGGCTAATCCTTTAGATTCCCAACCATACTCGTCTTTAGCAAACTTTGCGATAGACTCTGTATCAACAGGCCCATCATACACTTGTTTTAACGCCTTACCGAAACCTTTGTCAGTAGATAATCCTAAATTACCAAAGACATTATCTATTTCCTTATCTTTATAAGAAGCTAGTTCTGCCTCAAGTTTTTTGATAGCATCATCTTTTCTATCAATTGTTTCTCTCATTTGTTTTACACCATGTTCTTGCGGTGCATCAAATTCTTCCATTTTGTACCTCCACTATGTGTTAACCTGTCAGACAAGACCATAGGCATCTTGCCGGGGTGCTACCTTAAACACTTGACTTATTTCTCTGGTAGCTACAAGCTATAAGTCCATTACTCTACGGTTTTAATACGAGCTTTCAACGTAGGCTTCGAAAGCTGATTTGCAGGTCTATTAGCGGACCACGCAACGCTTAAACTTATTATACACTAATTTTCTAGTAGTCCAACTATATTTCCATCTTTTTGTACAGCACCTATGTTAATTCCTTGTGTTGATGCTAATTCTGCTTGTATTCTAGCAAGTGTATCTCTAGCATTTTGTTGACCTAATGTCGCACTTTCTAGAGTACTAATGTCAAGTTCTCTGCCTATACTTTTTGCTTGGTCAATTATTCCACCAGCAGTTTTATACAAAGCATCTGCTTGTTGTAAAGTTAAACCTTGTTTTCTTAATGTATCAAATTTATCAAATGTAAAATTAAATCCTTGAGATTTAGCTTTAGCACCTAACTGTACTGTTTTTATTTGTCCTTTTAAGAATTTATCTTCTATTTTTGGATTAATTAATGCTGCAAGTATTGTTGGTGCATCTGCTTCTATACCTAATTCTCTAGCAAATAATTCTTGAACTTCAGGTATTTGATTTATTACACCTTCGTATACTATGTCAATTCTGTCTTGAAATTCTAAACCAGATACACTTGTTACCATTTCTTTAAAATCATCTTCAAATTCTGTAAAATCTGTAATTCCTACTTCAGATAATGTTTGTTTGTAAGTATTTATTATTTCTAATGAAGTTTGTTCTGTCATTGCTAACGTACCATCTTCATTTAATAAATGACTAAAGTTATCCATCCAAACTTGTGATTTTCTAGTTAAACCTAGTGCAATACCTGCATCTCCAGTTTCTATATATTGTTTAATAAACTCATCTCTAACACCTTGAGGTAAATAACTATAAGTTGCTGCAGCAATATTTTCTGCTTCTGTTCTTGTAGCTGCAGTATCTGCAGCATTTTCTGAACCACTAGTACCACCATAAGATTCATTTGTATATGCACTAGAAGATATTGCAACTCCACCACCGTCTAATGCAGCCATAGCTTCAGCATCTGTAGAAGCCATAAAATACTCACCATTGTTATAAACGTATATATTTCCATCAGCATCACGCATGCCTCTATTTATATATCGTTCTGTTAAAAACTCATTAGTAACTGCCATTATCCACGCTCCACATATTGTTGCGCACCTATAGTAGTACTACCAAATGCAGCAAACGCATTAGCTACATCTTTGTTAAATAAATCAGAACCTCTTGTATATGCTATAGAACGTGCTATTTTAGACGCTTCATCATAATCTTTAGCTTTTAACATTTTATCAATAACACCCCAATCTTTTTTATCATCTTTATCTAATAACATTCCACTAATACTTTCAAAATGATTTATTTTTGAGTTAATTAATTGTCCAATTTGTATATCTTCAGCTAAATCTGGATAATAAGTATGATTTAATTTTTGTAATTTTTTAATTAATGTAGTCTGATAACTAGGAGTATTACGTAATTTACTTGCTTCTCCTTCTTTATCAAAACTAGAGTGTGCTTCAGGTGTTAAATACATATCCATTAAATCTTGAACATCTTCATGTCCTACCATAGAGGCTTTAACTGTTCCACCTTCTGCAATACTTGAAAGAACTGAGTCTACAGAACCACCTATCTTATAACCTTTATCTACTAATTTTCTAAGTTGTCTTTTAGCTTTGTCTTCACTCCAACCTGTAGCCCATTGTTCTGCTGCATAAGCAATAGCAGCTTCTGGTAATTCAGCTTGTAAATCAAATAATACATAATCTTTTAATGTTGCAGTATAATCAGCAACATCTGCTTCCCAACCATCTCTATCTCTTACTTTTCTAGTTTCGCCATTATATCTTGCAACACTGTAATTCATCATATCTAAAGCTGTTCTAAGTTCTTTAGAATCATAAAAATCATCTATTTTATCTATACCATATTTCATTACATAATCATTTAATGCATCTAGATATATATCATTTGTCCAATATTCTGCATTAGTTTTTAAATCTTCTAATCCAGTTAACATTGCTGTAATACTATCTACATCGTCATAATCTTCTTGTAACTGTAATACATCTTTACCAACTACAACAATACGGTCATCCTGATATACTTTTGCTTTAAAAGTATCATCATCAATAACTATTAAATCACCAGTGTCTTTTAAACCTTTAACATAATTTTCATAAAGTTGAGGGTCATCAATAATATCTGATGTAATATCTGTCATTTCTTTTAAAGAAAAATTATCTGGTACTTCGTAAAAATACATAGTATCGCCAACATCTACAGCAATATAATACGTATTAGTTCCCTCTATTTGTATTATTTGTGAACCTTCAGGTCCATAAATTACTTGACTCATTTACCTACTATTCTCCTTATAACATCTATTGGTTCATCATATCCCATAGGTCTAGATATACCGTATTTCCATACATTCATTGCTATTGAACCTTTTAAATATCTATCTAAATCATTAAAAAATTGTTCTTTATTATCAGTTGATACATCTTCACTAAATAACATTTCAGGTACACCACCTGGTTCTTTTGCTTCACTACGTATTTGATTCATAGCAGCCATACCTAAATTAGCTATCATCCAATAAGTTTCATAAGTACCTATTGCAGCAGCGCCTGTTGTTAGTCCTGCAGCTGTTTTAACAAAACCACCTTTTTTTAATGCTTTAGATGCAAGTGTTGCTGGCCCTGATATAAGTATTTCTTCATCAATAAAAGGTAACAATCTCATACCAACACCTAATATTTTTTTCATAACACCTGGTTCTACGTTCATATTTTTTGCTAATGAATTAGAAATATTAGGGTCTATAGATTCTGGTCGCATAGGAAATTTTTGATTTCTAAAGTTTACAGGAGCTGTAAAATTTCCTTTTTGCACTTGATAAGTATCAATACCTTTTGCTTCATATTCAGCACGTAAATCATTTAATGCTAATTCTGCATCAGGATTGCCAAAAATTTCTGATGGGTATGGGTTTATACGCATAGGGTCTGTTTTATTTAATTCATCAGTAGCTTTATCACCACTAGCAACATAATCAAGTTCTTTGTATTTAGCTAAAAATTCTTCTGCTAATCTTTTATAATCTTCTTCTAAACTCATGGTGATAAATACCTCATTACATGTGGCAATATTTTATTTTGTATATCTATTTTTTCTTGACCTAATTCAGCAGCTGTTTTTTGTACACCAAATTTGTCATCAGTATATTCTTCAACAAAACTTTCAGCTGACATAGGTTCTTTAAACCAATCTTGATTTAATCTTTTTTCTGTTGATATATTACCACCAAATAAAACATCTTCACGTTTTACGTTTGTTCCTTCTACATACATAGCGTATATGTCACTATCTTGAAAATTAGTTAATTTAGTTAAATTATCGTCAAATTCTTTTGAATGTTTAATAGCAAAAGCAGTAGATGCTGCATCAAGTATTTCATCTGTAACTCTTATACCACTACCTTCTAATGCATCTTCCATTAATTGAACAAACTCATCATCAGTTGGATAATTTTTAATAGCTTGTTGAAATAACTCACCCTCAATTTGTTTTTTCTTAGCTTCAGTTTCTTTTTCTTTTAAAAACTCAGTATCTTTAACATATTGTTCTACACCAAAGTTAAAAATTTTACGTTGCATATCGTATTCATCATCTTCTTGAGATAAGAAAAATTTAAGTGGAGGTTTTTTTTCTAAATCTTTATATTCAGGACTATTAGGTGTAACACTAAAATTAGCATCTGTGTAATCCATAATTTCTTGTACAACACCCATAAGTAAATCGCTATATTGTCCTCTAGTATTATCAAATGTTCCTTTAGGAACTACACCAGAATTTTCTAAGTATGCTTGAAATGCTATTATTTCATCTACAGAATTTGCATCATCTATAATTCCTGATATTGGAAAATCAGCAAAATGTGTTTCAAAGTTTTCAAAACCAACTGAATTACCATTTTCATCATAACTTGTAACTTTTCTACCATCGTCACTACCAGAACCAATCATAAGTGGTAAATATTCTCCAAGAATCATCATTACATTTACACCGTTATTTTCTAAGAAATCAGTAGTCATATCATTTTTAAACTTCTCAGCACTAGTTGAATCTAACAATTCCATATATTGCATAATGTTTGCTTGTTGTTGAGGATTTAATTGATTAAATAATACGTCTTCTTCTGATGGAGCGTTTTCGTCAGTTATATTTTCTGATTTTTTTAAATTTCCTGTTACCATTATTTTCCTAAACTAGCACCAAATGCAAGTGCTTCACTATCATCTCTAAACAATCTTAACATAACTCCGAGCCAGACATAGTAAAAATCAGGATGTTCTTCTGCTACTTGCATAGCCATTTGATGTGCAATAATTCTCATATATCGTGCTTCATCTTGTGTAGATGACAACCACCAATCAGGGTTAGCATTTGTTGAACGTTTCATTGATTCTGCTTCAAATCCTTGCCATATAGGCCAAAACATTGCAAATCCTTTACCAGCATCAGTAGTTAAAGCAAAACTACCTTCTTTTAACCATTCTTTTTCCATTTCAGCTATAATATCTTTTGCTTTTACAGCTGTAGTAATACCATATGTTTGACTTTGAAAACCTGGATAATCCATAATTAATTGATTTCTCATTAATCTTTTCATTAATACTTTTTGGTCACTATCAAAACTTTCATTTGCTTCTACTTTTTCGCTAAATGCAGCATATCTATAATATGCAACAGTATCATTGACACTTCTACGATATTGGTCTGGATTTAACATAATTGATTCATTATATAAATCAGAATAACTTCTATCGTCTAATGGGTTATCTGGTAATAAAAAGAATCCACTTAAAGTGTAAGGTTCTAGTTTGTCTGCATTTTCTTTTTGCCATTCTTGTACTCTTTCTGTAATAGAACGTCTACCTGCAATAGATACAGATTTACCAGAAGTTAACCAACCGTGGTCATATCCAAAATCTCTTAAAAATTGTTCTGCAGCTGCTACGTCATTTTGATTTAATTCTTCTCTAATTTTTCTATATTCATCAGCAAGTATTTGTGAAGACCATAACTTACCTTGTTCATCTTCTGCGTAATATATAGGTTTAAAACCTACAGGTCCAATAAATTGTGCTAATGCTCTAAAACCAAACAAAGCAGTTGCTTTTTTATTAGAGTATTCTAGAAAAGCTTCATCAATATCTGATTTAGTAAGTAATGATGGATTATAATCTTTACCATATTTTTCTTCATAAAACTTGTCTAATTTACCAGCTTTATGTAATCTCATATTTTCGCCTGTTAACATACCATATCTATATATATCAATAGTTGTAGATGCACGCATTTGTGCTAATTCGCTTTTGTATATATCTGTACCAAAATCATCTATATCATCTCCTAAACCTTGTATGTATGCACCAAATTTTTTCATCCAAGGTGCTTTAGGAATAATTACATCTTTTATAGTAGGAGGTGAAAACTCACCAAAAAATGTTTCTCTAAGTTCTCTACCATATCCATACTTAGGTAACACTTTATCTAATGCAAAAGCAACATATGGGTTAGGTCCAGGTACAAATCCTTGTCCTAATAAGTTAATACCAGTAACATAACTTTTAGCTCTAACCTCTGTTTTTCTATCTTTACCATAAATTAATGAACCTAAAAATCCACTAAATGGATGTACAAACAATTCATTATCAGGATTAGTAGGGTCAGGTGCAAAAAATGCATCATTTTGAAATTCTCCGCTATCTAATCCTCTAGCTCCTTTAACTGTTAAATAACCTTTTCTAATTAAATAAGGATTGTTAGCAAGTAACTTACTCCATGTAGTTGCAAGTTCAAACCATACTTCAGGGAAAGGAAATATGTTTCTAGTTACATCAGATAACATATGTCGTCTAGATGTATCATACAATAAGTTTTTAGTACCAGCTAATCCATATGCTCTTGCATTTACATCAGCTACTCTAAAATTATCTATTTTTCCAGATGCTGTTGCATTTCTAGCATCTCTCATATCTGCAATTACTTTTTTAGGTACACCTAAATTTTCTGCTTCTCTAATAAATTCATCTCTTACTTTAAAAGAATAATTCTCAAAGTTTTCAATTATGTGTGCCATTCTAAATTGTTTAAAAGCTACAGACCTAGATAGATATGCATTAGGTTTTCTCATTAAATATTCAAAACCTATGTTTATTACTTCATCCATAGATTCTCCCCATCTAGCTAAAACTTTCATATCTTTTCTTTTTATAATATCTTCAGATACTTTTACAGCACCTAAATCTAAATCTAAACCTTTTTTGTTAACATACTTAACTAATTCGCTATCTATGTCAGATAATGTAGTTTTTCCAGTAGGACTATATTTTTTAGCAATTCTTTTATTTAAATCTTCTAAGAAACTAATACCTTCACCTGTTTGTCCAACATCATCATATCTGTATAGTTTGCCTGTTGTAATAGCATCTCTTAGGTTTTTGTTACCAGTGTCAGCATTAGCTTTAGATAAATTGTATCTGTATTGTTTAGTAGCTTCATCATAAAAATACTCAGTACCTTTTTCTACTTTGCCACCAGTTTTAATACGTATACGTGCTTCAACTGATTGTAAGTATTGGTCTATAAAATCATCATCATTTAATATTTTTTTAAATCTACCACCACCCATTTCAACTAATTCTTTTCTAGCTGCAGCACCTTCTTTAGACACAATCCATTTATTTAAATTATCACTACCATATCCAAATTCAGATACTTTTCTTGCTATAGCATCACTTCTTAATAGCATTAACTCAAACCTTACAGCTTCTGCATAATCGTTCATATTTGTTACAAGGTCGCCTTTTCCTATTTCATTTTTTGTACGCATAACGTATTTAATGTTTTTGTTTTTTAAACTGCTTCTACCTTGTAAGCCAGCAAGTGAAAATGTTTGTTGTTTTGCTGCTAAATGTTGATAAGAATCTAATAATTTGTTTTCATCAATACCACCACGTCTAACAACTTTAGCTAATTTACCTTCTTGTCCTAGTGTTGCCCATTGTAAATAATGTACAGGATGTGTAAAAAACGAATCTAAATGTCCTGCAGCAAATCTCATTTGTTCTTCTAAAAATACACGTGTAAAGAAAGCTGCTCTAAGTAATACAGCAGGTTTAAATATGCTACGATTGTAAAAATCAAGTACCATAGTTATAGCATCTTCAGCTAAATCATCTACAGGTAATGTCTTTAATTTAGTTGTACCATCTTCTAGTATTTCATAAAAAGGATTTTGTCCACCTTTTTTTGCATATTCACTACTAAATGGATTTATATATTTAGTTACAAAATTTTTAGTATCTTTTAAAGGTCTAGTAAAAGTTTCAGTCATAGATGTCATATCATCATAATGTGTAAACAATGGTGACATAGCACGTTTCATTAAATTGTAATCTGTTAATTGTACAGCTGTATCAGCCATTTCTGACATTAAATGTGCAGAAGGTATAATTACAGTTCTATCTACACCATCAATACCTTTGTAAGTCATTTTTTCTAAACCTTCTGGTAAGTTACCTGCAAATGACATATTTTCACCCATTTCATCAATAAACATTATGAAACGTTTTTCTTCACGTTTTGTATAATTTTCTAGTGATTTTGCAATTAATTCGTGCTTACCACCCATTTCATGTACATGTACGTAATCTCTTACTCTTTGTTCGTATGCAAATTTACGTACTTCTCTATGGTCAGAATATTTTAATTTAGCAAATTGTTCTAATATTGCATCAGCGTATTCTTCTTTGTAACCAGTAGCTTGTAAATGTGCAAACAACTGGTCATACGCTGCTTCAAAGTTTCTTAATGGTAATCCCATATCAGGTATTAATCCCATCATTCTCATTTGTGATGGAGTTCTACCTGCGTTAAATACAGAGTTAAAACCTAATAACTTTTCATATTTTTTATCTGTAACGTTTATTACTTCTTGTACATTAGATTTTGCAGTTATAATACTTTCTATAATTGCTTCTTTTTTAGGAAAATAATCTCCCCAAGCAGAAGTACCATCAATCATTTTTGCATTACGTCCTAAAGGTTTTAATACGTTTAATATTTTTATATTGTTGTTTTTTCTTAACGGTGTTAATCCAATATTTAAACCTTGACCCAAATAACTTCTAGCACTTCTAAATGCAGCATTTTCATTACCTACTGCAGATATACCTTTACCTAATAATTGCTTAGCAACATTGTCAGATGCTTGTAATTTTTTACCAGTTTTAGCAGTACCAATTAAAAACTTATTTAAAGCAAAAGATGCTACTTTAGGCATTTCAGAAAGTTGGTCAAATTGATTACCTATCTGTATACCTTCATCAAGTAACTGTCCAAACATTTCTTTAATTTTTGCTGGATTTTTTTCTTTAACTAATTTTTCTATAACTCTACCGTTAATACCTCTAAAAAATGGATTAGCTTTTAATACAAATCTATTAGTTTCTTGTGCAATAGATACATACAATTGTTCCATAAACGGTGTACTTAAAAACTCATCTTTTGTTTGTCTAAAGAATTTAGGTACACGTTCACCAAAAAAACCATATTCTTTAATTTGTTTGTTAGTAGCTTTATAAACTACTTTTGTATTTTGTAATTCTTTTAATGATGCATTTTTAGTTAATTTTGCAGCTTCTAAACCATCCTCTAATTTATCTTTTTCGAATTGTCTATAAATTTGTTTTCTAATAGCTTTTTCATTTAACTCAACGCGTTTGCCTGTAGATATAATCTCACCTGTTTTTTGGTCAAGAAGTTTATTAACACGTCTTAAATTTTTAAATTGATTCATTCCTGCTTTAACACCTTTATCAGCAAATAATTCAGGTATTAATGAATAAACAAAGTCTATACTTCCACTTAAATTATTATAAGCTTTTGTACCAGGTGCATATACAGTTGCTGCTTGATATCTACCAGGTGAATAAGGTTGCAGCATATTTAAACCTTCTTCAGTTCTTAATACATCTTCTGATGAATAAACGTATCCTTTTTTCCTACGTTCAGCAAAAAAGTTAATTTTGTTTGGTTTTTCTGAACTTAAATAATTTATCTCACCAGGTTTATCTTCAGGTGCAATAGGGTCACCAATGTATTTATATATTAATTCTTTAGCCTGAGCGTCTGTATAACCATAAATATTTGTTAAATCATGGTATTGAGGCATATTTTCTACATCAATTGTTTTAAAAATAAAACCATTACTACGGTCATAGTTAATAGGTTCGCCAGCTGCAGACTTTTTACGCATAGCACTATATATTGTTTCTCCACCCATTTCTCTAGATTCTTTGAATATATCTATATATTTAGATATAAAACCACCTGGACCAACATCTTTACCAAAATTTCTAATAGATTCTATTTCTGTTGGGCTAACATCAATAGCTAGATTACCTCTTGCTTCAGTTGGGTCTACACCTTCTCTTATTAATTTGTCGTATGCCCACAAAGATTGCATATATCGCCAAACTCTACCTGATGAAACAGATGTTGTAATAGTATTTATTTTTCTTCCATCTTCTGTAGTAATTACTTCTAAAGGAAATAACCCTGCTGCGTCAGGTAATGGGTTATATTTTTTAATATTTTCTATACCAGCACTTAATGCTTCCATAAACCATACTCCGTATTGTGTATCACCTTTAAGTAAGTTACCTAGTGTAAAAGTCATATCATCAACGTATTCTTCACTTTGATACTTTTCAGTCATGTGCTCCCATATTTCAGCTTCTTTTTTGCTAAATGTTTCATACATTTGAGAATTAATTTCTTTTAATCTATCTGAATTAGGGTCTTCACGTAACATAGCAGCAGACATAACTACCCCTTTAGGTAACATAGGGTTTTCTTCTGTTATTCCAATAACTAAGTTTTGTAACTCAGGGTCGTTAGCTAGTTGTGCTTTATATGTTTTAAATAACCTATTTTGTCTAGATTTAATAGATGTAAAATCTTTTTCAAAAAAATAATCTGCAAACACTATTCATTACCAGAATTTAGTAATTCAGCAATAGCTGGATGCGGATTTATAGAATACAAAGCTGCTAAAAATACATTAACGTCACTATTGCCTTCTACAGGAAAACTACCTTCTCCAATAGGTACACCTTCAGTTACTGGTTCACCTGGTCTATCAGTAGGTGCAAATACATTAGGTCTAACACCAGTAGGTTGTACTGATTGAGGTGATAATCCTTGTTGTACAGGTAAAGGTGCAGCTTTTTGCTGGTCCATTAATTGTTTACCTTCACCGTATTCTTGTCCTGGTATACGTCTTAAAGGTTGTTTTTTACTTGCTGGACCACCATCTGTTCTGTTACCACCTACAGGTGCAGGATTTTTAGGTTGTCTATATCCACCACGTCTATTCTTTACCATAAAACTCCCTAGTAATAATTACTATAATACCTCGCATAGGTGTAATAATTTCTTCTACACCTTCAGATAATATATCTAATTCATCTGTTACACCGAATTCTTGATACACCATATCCCAAAAACTTGTATCATAATGTTCTTGCATCTTATAATCCAAAAGCTTGTGCCATTCCAGGAACACCGCCACCACCCATCTGCTGTTGCATCATTTGTTGTTGTATCATAGCTTCTTCTTCAGGTGACATCTGTGGCTCTTGTGGAGTATAGAACTGCTTCATAATATCTGTAATTGAAGAAGGATACTCGTAAATAGCTATTGCAGCCATTGTAGCTGCAGGGTCACCTTGTGCAGACCTTGCTAATATACTGTCAAACAATACTTGTTCAGCTTTGTTTTTTCTTATACGTTCTTGTACTTTTGCTATATTTTCTAAACCATCAATGTTATCTTGTAAAGTTTCTACGTCTATAACACCTGCTTGTAATAATTGCAACCCAGTTACAATTTTTTGTGGTTCATCAAAACCAGCCATAACACCGTAAATACGTCTTGTAGTAAAGTCACCGCCTATATCTTGTAACACGTTATAGTTTTCAGAAAATGCAGAACCATTTAAATAACCTGCCATAGGTTTTTTAGTTATTCCTTGTGTATAAGACATAACTACATCTAGTTCTAATCTTTTAGCATCCATATCTACTAAACCGTGTTTGATTATTTCTCTATATTCATTAATCATTAATGACATAGTGCTGTTAAGTTCAGACAAACCTGCACCAGTAACAAAAGAGTTAGGTGACTGTGAGTCATCTGTAACAGGGTAACCACCTACCATACGCAACTGTCTTTCCAACCTATCTATTTGTTGGAACAATTGATACGGCATATTATTCATTGGTTTAGAAACTTGTGTACCAGGAGCTAGATAATTAACCGCAAATCTGCCTTTTCTGTATTGTCCGGATTCTATCTCTCCTGATATGTTAGTTTCTGTAAACACAGAATCTTCCATTGCAATTGCAGACATTATGTTAATTTTTGCCATCATAGCCATTAGTCCTATAACGTGGTCATATTGACCTTTAAGTTGGTCGAAAGAAACTCTTTTCATAAATACAAATGGAGGAGTAGACAATACGTTAGGTATAAAATCAAGTATCATGTTTCGTTCTGGAAACACTACATAAGTACCACCCATGTCATAGTATTCAATAATTCTTACACCAGAGTATGTATTATCTTCCCAGTTTTGTTCTCTATTGTTTTCATATGAAAGAAAAGGTGTAGCAGTATCAGTTTGTGTATCACCTTCATCATCATCTTGTTTTAAAATTTGGTCTGCAAACTCAGGATATATCTGTGCAAGTTTATATCTAGGTATTCTTCTAATAACAGCCATTTCTCTTGGTTGTTGGTCAGGACCAAAGTTACCTGGGAAAGTATCATAAGGGTCACGTAGTTCAGCACTAGGATAAAAATAACCGTTCTTATCTCTTTTAGTAGTTATTACAAATGCACAAAAACCATAGCCAGGTAACCACCTAGCTGCTTGTGCTAATTGTAAAGAAAGGTTTTGTTTGTCATCTAAGTTAGTAACAATACGTTCTAGTTTTTCTGCACGTACTTTACTTCTATTTGAATCATTATCGTTAGGTACATCTACTCTAACTTGAGGTATTCCAGATATTTTTTGTGCAAGTCTATCTATACCAGATTGCAACATGTTAGGAGCTGGTAATAAATCAGCATCACTAGTTTCCATTGTGTTACCTAGTAAAGCTTTAATACCATCTGACCCACCATTGAGAATTGCTTTTATTCTAGCTTTCTGTACTTGTCGTTCTTGTACTAATTTACCAGATGTAAGTTCAGCAGCATTCTTTACTATCTCTTGATAGGTTTTAACATCTAAATTTTCTATGCCCATGGTGCTTCGTTCATATCTGTCATTTTATAATCTCCATAACTAGGATTATAATCTAATCCTAAATCAGCAGCATGCTCTTTTTGCATACGCCTAAAAACTTTCATTGGAAACCAACTAGCCATAACTATGTCAGTCTTCTCTTTGTTTCTTTTAGAAACAGGTTTTCCATCAAAGTATAACAGTTGTTGCCTATATTTCTGTACTTTAGCGTTAGATTCTCCATCACCAGTAGGTAGATGTATTCTTCTATCTTCAAACAAATCAGCCATAGCTCCAACACCATACAATGGGTCATGTTTGTTTTTACCTGTCATATGACCTTGTACAGTTATACCAGTACGTAATGTAAATTCTTTTATTTGTGAATCTTGTCGTATAGCAGTTTGAAATCCGTTTTCTTCTACTATCCAATGTCTACAATCGTAATCGTGTAACCATACGGCCATTTGGTCTAATGCTGCTCTAATACCTCCACCTCGCTTATTTTCAAGGTCTACAAGGTACAACTCACCTCTGTACTGGTCTATACCCCACAATACACTTGCTTGGTAGCCACTTGATGCAGGGTCTAGTCCAGCAACTAAATACAAATTTTTATATACTTGACCTAGTACTAAGTCTGGTCTAAAACATTGGTCAATAATATTCATAGTAAATATTTGTGTACCTTCTACATATGCTTGATTGTAATAAACCATTTCGAAAGTTTGTCTACCACCTGTTGACTCAGCAGAGTGCAACCTAGACATTAACCATTTGTAAGTTCTTTTACCTGGCCATAACATACAATCAATATGTTCATCTTCTAAATGTTCTGGTATTTGACACTCCATAGCATGTGCTGTTTCTACTATGCTTGTAAAGTTATCTGATTCAAGTAAATGATTATATAAATCATCAGGGTGCTGTCTTGACCCAATTACTACTACAGCAGTATGTTCCTCTTTACGACTTGATAATGTTGTAGTCCACCATTGTCTTGTACTTTCTCTTGCACCAGGTTGCATAGTAGTTTGATGGTCTTCAATGTCGTCAGCAATAATAATATCGCAGTCACGAGATAATATCTTTCCACCTTTACCTACAGCAACCATAGTAGGTGACTTAATACCTGCAACAGTTCTAGTACCTACAGTAAATTGATTTTGTGACCAGTTCTTACCTGACCTGTTATCTGGTTTAAAACTTGTACCAGGCATACAAAAGTCATCTCTCAATTCTTCATTAGTATCTAATACATCAAGTACAGCAGATAATGCATTCTTAGCAATGTCTTCATTACCACCCACCCACATAATTCTTACGTTAGGGTTTTTGCATATTTGATATACAGCAAAGTGTATTAACAGTTCAGTCTTTCCATGTCGTGGGGGTGACAGTATTAATAACTCTTTACCATTTTCTATACTGTCAATAATGTTATTAATCCAGTTCTTATGAAAATCCGCGGTGTCATATACTTCTCCTAGTTCAGTTCTAAAATAGCGTTGTCGGAAGCTCGAAAAATTTTCTAATGAGTCTTTTGCATCTTGTGATAGTTCCCAATCTTCTGCAGCTACTTCGTTTCTAGTATCTATTTTGTAGGCAGCAAGCATGCGACTGACAGTAGCTGAAGTGCAACCAAGGAGGGAAGCTGCGTCAACTACTGTCATATCGCCAGTGGCCACTTGTTCAGCTATTCCTTCGCTTACGAAAGCTCGGTAATACTGTCCGCGCCTAACGGAAGCGTAGTCGCCCTCGTCAGACTTACGTTCTATATTAATAGGTTTTATGTCATCTTGCTTGTTATATATATTATCACGTGCAAATTGTCGTTTCTGACACTTAGGAGAACAGAATTTACGTTGTTTACCTTTTAATTTTTTCCTGCAACCCTCTGCTATACAGATTACATTTACGGGTGTATCTACCATTAATTAACTATCTTTCATTAGATGTTTGTATAGTGAGAATTATATGCTATAGTCAACTTAATTACAAACACTAAACACAAGTAATTTGTTACAGGTAAAGATGGCATCGGGAGTCGAAAAGCTGCTGACTGGCAAGACAGTACACTAGAAAGACAAAGGCAGTACCCAAGGACACAAGAAAAGGTTTAGTCAGCATACTGACATAATATGCCCGCTAATGCTCAAAAAGGCTGTGTTTACTGACAATACGGTCTACAGAATTACCAACATATTTTCTAGACCTTACGTATAATAAAGTGACAGGCTAGATTAAAACCTGTTAGTCAAACATCTTGTATATGAATTTCTGTATATCCGACTACTTAGATACTTTAAATTTATAGACAATATAGATATACAGAAATACATATTTATATGGTTGACTTACATACCCTAGTTAATTAAATATACCCCTATATAGTTTAAATTGATACCTATATGAACTTAAGTAATATATATATTTAGATGTTAATATTTTCTTCGTCTTCCTTTGGGAATCCGAACTAAATCTATAGTTTTGATTTCTTTTAGTTATATATAGTGAAAGGATAGTAATGGCTATATTAAATAAAAAGTCTACAGAAGAAACTGTAGATAAAGTTGAAGTAACCGAAGAAGTAGTTGAAGAAACTAAGTCTAGTATCTATGAATGTAAAGGTTGTAATAAAACTTTTAAGAAAGGTAATAACTTTAGATGGATTCGACCTAAGGCCAAATTTGATAATGGTACTTATGTAGATAATATATTTATAGTTTGGAACTGGTGTAAACCTTGCGGTGAATCTAAAGCTAAAGAAGCATTCGGTTATATTAACAACTAAATATCCAATTTACTTGGTTAACTAGGGTAATTAATTTTATCTTAGTTAGCCAGGTATTTTTTTTAGTCGCTTTATCTGTAGTCTAAATGTCAAACGATAGTATTTTTTTCTTCCGCCTGCATTCGCATTCGTAATAAAAAAAAAGGATTTTATATGAAAATAAATTGGTTTGAGTATTGGATATGGATACCTATATATGTAGCTATTAAGAATAGAGGTAATTTGTATAGTATATATAGCGAATTATTTGTGATTAATGGCATAAGATTAGGTAAATATAAACATTTAATTGAAAGGTAAATATGAGTAAAACAATTATCTGCGGACACTGCGGTAATGATGTTGAACCAAATAATAGGTATTGGCATAGACAAAAAGCTAAATGGTATCCGCTATATATACATAACCATTGCGGTGTTAAGTTACACGAAATAGGTGAAAGTAACCAAATCTGGAACGTACATCGCAGAGGTAAACTAAATACAAAAGCTATAGAAGATAAGTTAGCTAAAGAAGCAACAACTAAAGCCGAACAGCTTAAGTTATCTCTATAAACTAGTTGACTAGGTAGTTTCCCTTATCTACCTAGTTAGCTTTTAAAGTCACTAACTATGAAAGGAATAATAAACGTGAGTGAATTAAAATCATTAAGATACGCAATACATCATACTGGTATTCCAGTTAATAATCCAGAAGATTATGACCCAGCTAAATATTATAATCGTTCTGGTTGTGCATACGTAGATACATTATGCAGTTGTAGTCTAGGTAAAGGAATTACTTATTACTTTGACTGGTATAACGATACCGATGATTCTGTATATCGTGAACATATAGAAGAAGAAATCAAAGCTAGATTCAATAATAAGTTTCGATTCTGCGATAGTTGTGAATCGGAAATAATGGATAAGATAAAAGAACAATACTAATGTATTTTTTTTCTATCTTGCCTTCGCAATCTATAAAAAAAAAGGAGTGTTTTATTTATGAAAGTAAATGAAGAACTAAAAAATGCAATTAATCTTGTAGTTAATTTTGTTGAAGAAGTTAACGAAGATAATGCAAATACTGTAAAAGAAATTGTAGCTACTAGTGTAAAAGCACATAGCTTAAACAAATATGAAGCTAGATTAAAAGACGATTTAGATTATCTAGAAGTTGGATAATCGGAAAGGATATTATTATGGAAAATGATAATACTACTTCTGTTGACTCTACAGAAACAAAACAATATGAGTTACCTATCTGCGGTATTACAGGTAAACCCTTAGAATGGGGACAACGTACTTGGATATCAACATATGTAAAAGGTAAAAAGGAAGTTATTCCTTTGTATTTGGATATTGAAGCAGTTCGTGCTTTACATAGACAAAGTCCTACTTATATAGCTAAAAAAGGTAATCAAGATACCCAACAGGTAGATAATAATCAAGTAAATATGGATGATTTAGTTGATGAAGAAGTTAGCATATAGCCTTCTCTGTTAATTGTAGATACTGCGTAGTTAGTAATAGCTACGTAGTTATCTATTTTTTTTATTAAGTCACGGATTTTTACAAAAATGTCAAACGAAAGGCAACTATGCAAAACCTAATAGAAAAAATACATAGTTTATCTGTACGTAGTTTAATTACAGTATTACTATGGATTATAAATGACTTGAACAATGCAGCTAATTCATCTAATTATGCAAACTTAGACGAAAAAGTTAAGGGATGGTGTGCAATGTTACTTGAAGCTGTTGAATATCAAGTCGATAAGGAAATTAAAAGAAATAATACTATAGAGGAGGAATAATGGACGAAATGTTAGATATGATGAAGAAAACATCTGCAATGCTAGCAAATCTAGATAATAGAATAAAGTTATTAGCAGATATTACTAGTGTAATGACAGAATATCTAGGTGAACGTGATAGTGAATTTAGAAATATGTTTATTATGGGAACATTACATAATGATGATTTACGTAATCAATTTACAGAATTTCTTAATCAAAATCACAAAGATATAGAACACGGTGATGACCTTATTACAACAATGATGGAAATCAACGAACAATTTGCTAATAAAGAGGAGGAATAATGCCTAATTGGACAGCTAATTACTTAGAAATTACTGGTAAACCAGAAGATGTTGATAGATTTATTAATGATGTAACAGTATTAGAAGCAGAACCAAATGATGTTTCTATTAGTTATGATTTAACTAAAATAAATCCACTACCAGATATATTTGATTCAATGCACACTGGTGCAAGAAATATAGATGGTGTTAAATATACACAATGGTTTGAAGATAGTGAAGGTGTTAGACCATTACTTGAAATTAATGCATTAGAAATTACAGATAAATATGGTACTTGTGACCCAGTTGACTGGCAATATCGTAACTGGGGGACTAAATGGGGTGATTGCGATACAGTAATTGTATCTAAAAACACTACAAATGATAGTATCAAAGAACTTGAAATGCGTTTTGATTCTGCTTGGGGTGAACCTTTTATGTTATTAAATGATATATCACGAAAGTATAATTTAAGTATTACAAATACTTGGGATATAGAATTAGGTAACGGTGATGGTGTAACTAAATATCCTTGGACGGATGAACATACGCAAGAAACATATGAACATTTTGTTGAACAACACGAAGAAATGAAACTAAGTGTCAAAAAGATGTTTATGGATAGAGATTCAACTGCATAAGCAATTGAAACGCAAAATAAGATGAAGGACCTAGTTAGTACGGTACTAATTCCCTGTTGTATACGGATGGCTAGGTTCTTCTCTTGTGTTCTACTCTCACAGACCACAAGAGAAAGTTTTTTTTTGGTCACGGATTTATGTAAAAATAATAAACGATAAAGGAAGGTAATAATGAAAATAGAAATAGGTGATTGGCATAATATATATTCACAAGAACCAGACAATAAGCTATACATATGCCAAGTAGCTTATATTCCACAAGACTCACACAAAGATAAAAAAAGTTGGGGTAATGATGGTACTGTATTTAAAATTAGAGTACACGCACCTACAATAGAAACTGCTTTAGCACAAGCTATGCGTATTGTGAATATAGAACGTGCTATTGATATGTGTATGATACCAGATGAACATCCAGATTATATAGGTAAAGAATCATTAACACATGATGATATCAAAGCAATTGTTGATGACACTAGAGAAAGAGGTGTATATCAAGCTTGGATGTTAATAGAACCTACTTCGATACAAATTCATTTAGAAGATGACGAAGAAGCTTTGATGGGTATGACTGCAAATAATATAGAACAAATTATTGAACGTACTAGTGATGAAGCAGAAGAATATTTAAAGGAAATAACAGATGATGAATAGCACAGACATTGTTCAACAAGAACCACCAAGAGTTAATAACTCTAATAAAGGTCGTAAACCAGTATTGTTGAATGACAACGTAGTTAAAGTTTTACTAGCAAATCCTAATGTATGGTTTCGCATTGGCGTAACAGACAACTGGATAAGCGGAGTAAAAAAGAATATAGAAAGTATGCAACAAAATAATATAAAACATCTTATAGATGTTGGCAGATTTTCTATTGTACAAAGAAAGAATGATGATACTAATAAAATTGATATTTATTGTCAATTTGTTACATCATCACAAGAAGAAGAATAGTAAGGAAGGAATACTATGGAAAAACAATTAGACTGTTGGAAGCTAGCCAACGCTGTATTAGGTAAGTCACGTAGAATTTTATTATACGGACCACCAGGTACAGGTAAAACATATAGTGCAGTTAAAACAAATGCACCACTAGATATGGACGGAAAACCAAATGTATACCAAGTAACAATGACAGAAGATACAGCTTCTGCAAACTTGGAAGGCTTTTATATGCCTAGTGCAGATGGTTCATTTAAATGGAATGACGGTATTGCTATACAATCTTGGCGTAATGGCGGTAGATTAGTTATTAACGAAATCGACCACGCTTCACCAGATGCAATGACATTCCTACACGCTATATTGGATGACCAAGATATTGCAATGTTGACGTTAAACAATGATAATAAGGAAACTGTTAGACCAGCAGAAGGCTTTCAAGTTATTGCTACAACTAATAGTCCGCCAGAATCATTGCCACTTGCATTAAAGGATAGATTTCCTGTAAAAATTAATATCGATAAAATACATCCAAAAGCAATGGACAAATTCCCAGCAGAATGGCATACAACAATCCAGGACACTACATTGATAGATGACCCGGAAGAACGTATATCTGTTCGTGCTTGGAACGAATTCTTTGAATTACAAAACAAAGGCTTTTCTATAGATGTAGCAGGTAAGCTAATATTTGCAGACAAAGCAACAGATTTGTTGGACGCTATACACTTAAGCCAGGTCGATTAATGCACGGTAATAAAAGATATCCATATCCACAGATAGTTACTGGGGATGACTGGACTGTTTACAATACTACATCATTAGATGAAACACCTAAGACAGACAATTTAAATAAACAAATGTATGTTCCTATGGATGCAGAATGTAATAGATGCGGTATTGACCACAGTAGAATGATTCGTAGACACGAATTAGGTCACGCAAAATGGTCACCAGCTACCATTGGTAAACTTAAAGGCATACGTAAGGATGCTATTGAAGCAATGGAAGAAGTACGTATTAACTATTTATTAGGTAAATACAAACTTCCAGTTGATGAACCAGTTATGTGTTTGGATGACATAAAAATACGCTATATGGATTTGATTTATAATCAAAGTATTGCAGATTTAATGTT